CAATGTCTGATCCTCGAACTTAAACGTATGAGTTCTAAGGATTTCAAAGCCTATGACAATATAGAAGTTAGTACAGAACAACCTATTGAGGATTTGTATCATTATGGAGTTCTTGGAATGCACTGGGGTAAGCGAGGTGCAAAGTCTAATAAAAGTGGAGGAAACATACAAAGGGCAAAATCCCATGCTGAGGCTTGGTTAAAAGAAGCTGGAAAAATGACACTATCTCAATATACACACCCAATTATCACAACCAAAGCAAATAAGGCATCAATAGGATCTGGCGATCTAAAGTCTAAATTAAGACGTAGATTGCTTTATCAAAACACCGCGGATATAAAAGATGTTAATCAGAGAATCGCGGCCCTTCTAGCAGCAAAGAAAAAATAATTATTTTAAACCTATTAAAATTTGAGAGGATGATTGTTAATGGCAGACCTCATTGATGTTTTAACTGAAAAACAAATTGGACGTTTGGATCGTATTAATGTTTACACTCGGCAAATGCGTTTTGGAACCAAGGTCGAAGAAATTATTGCAGCGATAAATGCCGGAGCAGGCGAACAAGGACCCGTAGGAGATCAAGGACCCGTAGGAGATCAAGGACCCGTAGGAGATCAAGGACCCGTAGGAGATCAAGGACCTATTGGTGAACAAGGACCTGTCGGAGATCCAGGCCCACAAGGTGTTTATAGTGGTGTTCCAGCAGGTACACCCGTGAACGCGGTTAATGCATCGAAAGTTCTGACTATATCTGATGTGGTTGTCGCGAACGAGTTGGTTATAATTGATAATCCAGCAGAGGAGGAGGGACAAGATATTTATGAATTTTTAGCTGACACGGCTCAAGTACCAACCGTTCCTACAAACATTCCAGTAGATATTAATGCCGTAACGACCAAAGCAACTGATGGTTTAACAATCGATACAAATCCAATCCCCGGAGACACAATGACTATCGGCACTAAAGTATTTACGTTTGTTCCCAATGGTACAGCTAATGCCGATGGTGAAATTGATGTCGAGACTCTATTGGCCGATACACAGACAAACGTTATTGCGGCTATAATGGGTACAGATCATAATGATCCACATTCTTTGGTTAAATGTGACGAAGCATTTTTGGCAGACGTCTTAGCAATTACGGCCCTTGTTGGAGGGACCGCTGGTAACGACATCGCAACCACCGAGACATTCACAGCAGGGACCAACCTGTTTAGTGCTGTCAAACTAGCCAATGGCACAGCATGTTCAGCAGGAGATGCTGTCGCAGCCCTTGTGGTCGCTATTACAGCATCTGATACACAAGGGGTAGGCGCAGTGGATGGTGATGGTGACACTGTTGTGTTAACCGCTGATGTGGCTGGTGTCATAGGGAATGATATTATCATTGATGAGACTCTGGCTAACGCTGTCTTTGCTGGTGGCGCAACGTTATTATGTGGAGGGGTACACGGAACTATAGGTGAGGATGGAGAAGCTTTGAAGGATGCTTCCTACTTATACATTGCCGTGGCTGCCAACACAATCGCTGATAAGAATTGGCGTCGATTCTCTCTCGGTAGTGCTTATTAATATCGGAAGAATTCATAAAAAGCGAGAGAGGAGGCCAATAATTCAAAATGGGAGAGCCTTTTCGAGATCGATTAAAACATGCTTGGAATGTACTAGCTAACAAAGATCCGACTGAGTATTATAACAATACAGGTAGAGGCTATACTTCTCGACCGGACAGACCACGATTGACTCGAGGTAACGAACGATCTATCGTTACTTCGGTATATAATCGTATTGCGTTAGACGTCGCGAGTATCACGGTTAGTCATGTACGGTTGGATGATAGTGAACGTTTCTTATCAACTATAAATTCCGGTCTAAACACATGTCTTACAACTGAGGCCAATATTGATCAAACGGGACGAGCATTTATGCAGGATGTCATCATATCGATGTTTGATGAAGGGTGCGTAGCTATTGTCCCGATTGAAACTACCCTTAATCCTAAAGTTACCAGTTCTTATGATATTAACTCTATGCGAACCGGAAAGATTTTAGAATGGCATCCTGAGAGTGTAAGAATTCGTGTTTATAACGACCGAACGGGAGTTAAAGAGGATATCACAATGCCTAAAAATCAAGTAGGTATTATTGAGAATCCTTTATATGCAGTCATCAACGAACCAAATTCAACGATGCAGAGACTTATACGAAAATTAAACCTATTAGATGCAATCGACGAACAAAGTGGGTCAGGAAAATTAGATTTGATTATCCAATTACCATATGTTGTTAAGACTCAAGCGAGAATGGCACAAGCTGAGACTCGGCGACAAGCCATCGAGACCCAGTTAACGGGATCAAAATATGGAATAGCATATACCGATGCTACCGAACGTATTACTCAGTTAAATCGTCCCGTCGAGAACAATCTAATGAAACAAATTGAGTACCTAACGAGTATGCTTTTTAGCCAGTTAGGAATTACTCAAGGGATATTAGATGGTTCTGCTGATGAAACGACGATGCTTAATTATTTTAATCGAACAATCGAACCTTGTCTATCTTCCGTTATCGATGAGATGAAACGAAAATTTCTAACTAAAACCGCTAGATCACAGTTTCAGTCAATTTTATTCTTTAGAGATCCATTTAAACTTGTTCCTATTTCTAATGTTGCAGAAATTGCAGATAAGTTTACTAGGAATGAGATAATGTCATCAAATGAGTTCAGACAAGTGATTGGGATGAAACCATCGAAAGATCCGAAAGCAGATGAACTTAGAAACAGTAATCTAAAGTCTACAACTACACCTTCGTCAGAGGATTCCAGCGTTGCGCTGCAACAATGAAATATAATGAACGATTTACTTGATGGGATGCAATCCGACATTGACAAACTTCTTGGGGGTGGGATTGATGGATCAACTTGAATCAGTAATTCAGCATTATGAATATGACCCAGTCAAAGCCCACGAATATTACATGCGTACGAGAGAACTCACAGGAAGACGCTCGACTAAAGGCGTGAACAACCAACAACGAGAAAGATGGTCGTTCACAAAAGCTCAAATTCATGAGGAAAAGAAAACAAAAGTCACGGAAGAGAGTCTCTCGAAAAAACAAAAAATTGAAGAATTTCGAGCCAAAGCAGAACAAATGCGGGCCAAATTTTCTGAAGATTTAAAACTCTTTAATAAGAAACTTGTGGAAAAAGCAATTGCTGAGCGCGCAAGAGTAGAAGAAAAAAGGAAAATCGAACTTGAGAGACTTCAAACTCCTCTTCCAAAAAACATTAGTCCTGAGAAACGGGCAGCGATCCTAGAGAAACGCAAAAAAGAAATTGGCGACCTAGTCAACGAATCAAGATCTGAGAAGAAGGACATCAGTGCAGATTCTAAAAAAGATAGACTCACGAATAATAAGGAGGTTTCGACTGAAAGAGAAACGCTAAGAAATGAGTTAAAATCCGTAATTACAAATGCGAGAGATGACTACAAAAAGGCGATAGTCGAAATAAACACTTACTATGAAGGTGTTTATCAAGACGAATACAATAAAACCAAACAAAATTAAATTAATCTAATAGGAGGAAAAATCAAAATGGGAGTATATGATTTTAGTGGATGGGCTACCCGAGCCAATCTTAAATGTTCTGATGGGCGAACAATTCTGCCAGATGCCTTTAAACACAACGATGGCCAAACTGTCCCCCTAGTATGGAATCATCAACACAGTGATCCCGGTAATGTTCTTGGTCATGCTTTGTTGGAAAATCGCGATAAAGGTGTCTATGCCTATTGTGTATTTAACGATGCTGAACAAGGGAAAAATGCCAAAATTTTAGTGGAACACGGTGACGTTTCTTCCCTATCCATCTATGCAAATCAATTGACACAGAAGGGACCAATTGTATCGCATGGCGATATCCGAGAGGTTAGTCTTGTTGTTGCCGGAGCAAATCCCGGGGCGTTCATTGATTCTGTAATGATTCATGGAGACGATCCTGATGAGGAA